AATATATGAGCCAATTGCAGGCAGAAGCATCACAGGTTGAAAATAAGGTTGTAAGTGAGAAAGAATTTAAGGAAATGATGAAGGTTCCTGAGTTTTCTGAACTATTAGTAGACCAGGTTCAATTTTATGAATCAAGGATTAGGCAGACAGTATGTGCAGGAGATAAACTTTTGTATGAAGTTGTATATCCAGAAAATGTAGTTGATTATCCATTAATTCCGTTTCACTATAAATGGACTGGTACTCCATATCCAGTATCTGCAGTTGGTCCTTTGGTAGGAAAGCAGAAAGAAATAAACAAATCTCACCAGATAATGGTGCATAATGCATCGTTAGGCTCTTCTTTGAGATGGCTCTATGAGGAAGGTTCTATTGACCCAGATCAATGGGAAAAGTATTCCTCTTCACCAGGAGCCTTGCTTTCAGTAAGACCAGGATCGGAAAAACCAACTCCTATTATGCCTGCCCCACTATCAAATGCATTTTTTAGTGTTGTACAGCAGGGTAAACAGGATATGGAATATCTGGCTGGAATCTACTCTTCTATGCAGGGAGATACACAACAGCAGCATGAAACATTTAGAGGGATGCTTGCATTGGATGAATATGGAACAAGAAGAATTAAGCAATGGATGAAGCATTCCATAGAACCAGGATTAAGACAGTTGGGTAAAGTTATTATGCAGATATCACAATCTGTCTATACAGCTAATAAAAGATTTAGGATTATACAGCCTTCAGCTATTCAGGAAGAACGTGAACAGCAGATCAATATTCCAATCTATAATGATATGGGACAGGCAATCGGCAAGTCAATGGACTATACTGCGGCTAAATTCGATGTAAGAATAGTAGCAGGTTCAACATTGCCAGTCAATAGATGGGCATACCTGGCTGAATTGAAAGAACTTCTGCAGTTTGGCGTTATAGACGATATTGCAGTTCTTGCCGAAACTGATGTACGGAATAAAGAGCAGATAGCCAAGCGTAAGAGTCTCTATTCCCAATTGCAGGGACAGTTAGGACAGTTGCAGGAATCCTTGAAAGATAAGGAAGGTACTATCGAAACTCTGGAAAGACAATTAGTACAGGCTGGTATCAAGAGCAAGGTTATGCAGGCTGAGGTTGAAATCAATAAGAAGAAGGAAGAGGTCAAAGGTGATCTAAAGGATTCTTATCGTTCAACAGAAGCAAAACAGAAGCTTTTACAGAATGTAATGTCCAATCAGGTAGACACTGCTAATAAAGATTTATCAAGAGAATTACAATTTGCAAGAAAAGATTTGCAAAGTAATAAGGAAAATAAGTAACATTAAAATAAGTATGGGGAATAATATGGAAGAAACTGCAGGTAACCCAGAAGCTGTAACTACTGATGAAAATCAAGTAGAAGATCAGGTTTTTGGCTCCTCAGATGGCTTTTTCGAAGCCCTTGAAGAAGATGTCAACGGTGTAGTAGCCGAAGACAGCACTGAGGCAACCCGACAGGAAGTTGGCACCGAACAGGTAACCCAGCAAGAAACTGTTGGCTCCGATAACGTGGGTTGGGATGATGACGGTAATCCTTACAAGAAACGCTACCAAGATAGTAGCCGTGAAGCCGTTAAGCTGAGAGAACAGTATAAAGAGGTTGAACCTTTTGTACCAGTTCTTGAAGCAATGAAAAATGATAGTGGATTAGTTGAACATGTTCGTGACTATCTGGTAAATGGAGGTAATGCTCCGAAGAGTGTACAGGATGAGTTGAATTTGGATGAGGATTTTATGTTTGATTCGCAAGATGCAATGACAGATCCAGATTCTGATTCAGCAAAGGTTCTGAATGCTCAGGTAGACAAGATTGTTCAGCAGAGAGTGGGACAGATAGTAAAAGCTGAAAAAGACAATGCTGTAAAGATACAGCAGGAATCTCAACGGAAAGCGATAGAAAATGACTTCAGGGAAAAGAAAGGTATGACTGATGAGCAATTTGCTTCTTTTAAGGAAAAAGCACAAAGTCATGTACTTACACTTGAAGATATTGATTATCTATTGAATCGTGATCAGGCTAATGCAAATGTGGTCCAGTCTACAAAGAATGACATGTTAAGCCAGATGAAGAATGTCAGGAACATACCAACATCCGCTAGTGGAGCTAACAGCCAAACCGAAGAGAAGACTCCCGATAATGCTATATTTGACGGAATCTTAGGTTTGGATGGCGATTTAGATAACCTGTTCGGATAGATTTAAATTATATAAAGTCATTTTGACTTAGGGTCTATCTGAACTTCAAGTAAGGAGTTCGATATGGCTGATTATATATCAGCGATAACACCGAGCACAAATCTTACTGTAGCGGATTTTGATGGGCGTGGTCCAGGTACCAGCACTGGTCTTAGTACTGGTGATATTAGACGAAAGTACAATTTTGGTGCTAGAGTCTCTGAACTATCAATTGCTCAAGATCCATTCTTTAGATTCGTAAGCAAGGTGGCAAAAAAACCGACAGACGATCCTCAGTTTAAGTTTACTGAGAAGCGTCCTTCGTATCATAAGCGTTATGCTTATGTAATAGGTCAAGTAGATGGTGGTTCAGATACATTTACTGAATCAACAATGCAACAATCGGATACGGGTGCTGCTGTATCTGCAGTTGGTCAGAGGATGAAAGTATACATGTCTACTGATTATGACAATCGTGGTAACATACAGAATGTCTTCAATGAGAATACTAACAACTATGATGTTGGTGCTAGTAATACAAGGCCAGGATTTTTCTTGGCAGGTCAACTAGTAAAGATTCCTGGTAAAGCTAGTGCAACAGGTACTGGTACTTCAGGATATCAAATTCTCAGAGTAGAAACTGTTACTGGTAGTCTTACTAAGACTGCAGGCACTGGTTCAAAAGAATGTGTAGCTCTTGAAGGTACTCTTGTCAAATATGACAGTGGTGCTCTAGAGTTTTCATCATTCTATAATGATACTCCATCTGCTGGTGGTGTTGGAACAGCAACTGATGATGATGAACAAGTATCAGACAGAGCAATTGCTGGTGAACTAGAAGCTAACCGTTCTTATGTAATGGGTTCTGCTTTTGCAGAAGGTACTGGTTTTCCAGAAACCTGGCTGGACCAACCATATTCCTCAAATCATGGTCTTACTCAGATCTGGAAGACTACTATGGCAATGACCAATACGGCTCGTGCTACAGTGTTGAAGTTTGAACCAAATGAGTGGGCTAGGGTTTGGAAGGAAAAGTTGGTTGAGCATAAATGGGACATTGAAACATCATTACTATTTGGATCTCAGTATTCAGACGGTGATAGTATTCAATACACTCAGGGTGCAGTAGATTATATTTCAAACTACGGCAACCAGTTCAGTCTTGCAATAGCGACTAAGACTCAAGATGATTTTCTTGATGATCTTTCAAACTATGTAGATCCAAGATACAATCAAAGTCAAGCAACTATGTTCTTCTGCAATACAGCAGTATACAATTGGCTTCATAAATTAAGTGGATATTTTAAGAATAATCTTGAAGTATCTCCTAATTTAAGTGCTGATATGTCACTAACTGGCAAGAAGAAGGTATTTGGTGTTGATATAAGTACAATCTCAACTGTATACGGAGACATGAATGTTGCTCGCAATGTTCATCTTGATGGTACAAATGTGAAAATGCTTGGTGTCAACATGAAGAACTGTTCTTACAGACCTTTAGTTGGTAATGGTGTTAATCGTGATACTTCAGTCTATGTAGGAGTTCAAACTTTAGAGAACTCTGGTGTCGATCGTAGAGTAGATCAAATCTTAACTGAAGCTGGCATGGAGTGGTCAATGGCCGAATCTCATGCTATTTGGACATAAGGAGGAATAAAATGGCAAATCCCTTATATGGACAAAATAAGTTCGATAATAGTGCTGATTTTATTGTAGGTGATGACAATGATGCTTATATAAAGCGAAATGTTATCTCTATGGGTGCTACTACTGCTGAAACAGACTTAACTGTTGCACAAACTGGAAGTTTGGTCAATTTGAATAGTACTGCTTCTCAAATACAAGTCATTAATCTTCCAACGATTAAAGCTGCTGGTGTAGGAACATGGTATGAATTTGTAGTTACTGTAGCGGGTAATAGTGGTTCTGCTGGTTCTTATACTATAAATACTGGCGGACATGCAACTGATCCTGATTCAGCAACAAAAGGTTATGATGACATTATTGGAGTAGTAAGTATTGTTGATACTTCTTTACCTGCTATGCCTGCAGATGATGCATCTAATGCTATCCCTGCAGCTGGAGAAGGAACTATGGTACTTGCTGCTAATACATCTAATGCCGTCATTGCAATTGGTTCTCATTTTAGAATGACAGCATTAATAGCGTCACCTATTGGGACAGCTTCTGGTAATGTATGGCATATTGATGGTACTTTATGTACTAGTCAAGCTACTGGATTCGTTACTGGTGCACTATTCACAGCACCTTAAGGAGGTAACTAATGGCTGATGGAAGTGGAACTAAGATAGCAGGGCAAGCAAATTATCAAACAGGTGAATATATCTTCAAAATGAATGATAGTGCAGCCTCGAGTCAT